TAAAAGAGGGCATGAAATTAACCTTGCTTCTGGTGTAATGTTTTCGCCAGCGCAGGAGAATGCGCGTACGCAGAAGCTGCGCGCTCAACTACTTGTCGATACTATCATACAGTACTGTGAAGACAAGGGTATTGAAGCTACGCATAAGAAACAACCCAGCCTTGTCCATGAATTTAACTTTTTCAAGGACGGCAAGCACTTTGGACGACGCAGCACAAACGAGCTCGATATCAATAAGGCCGGGCACCGTACTATGGCGGGCAGAATGCTAGAGAGTGTTCTTGGAGAAGATCTGTTCTCGTGGAGCGATCTGCCACTACAGCCAGAGCCTAGAGAGCGAGTAAGACGCGATGTAGTAGGCGCACCGCCAGAAACAGCGTATCGAGAGCGTATCGATACCGCCCCGCCAAGAACACAACAGAGACCCGATGACGTGCTGGACGATACATCATTGGCTGCTCCCGTCGCTACAGACTTTTCTGCCGACTGGACAATTCGACAGCTGCGAGCCTGGGCAAGCAAGAACGAGACGCCAGTGCCTACCACAATCACTCGCAAGGGCGATATTCTTCAATGGCTAGCGAATGAGCATCCTGACGGAAGCTGATGAGACATTACTAGTCGCGGCGCTTAGGGAGAATCAAGGATACGGTCTTGCTTCGCAATGGTATCTTTATGGGACCGATCCTCTCCCTAAGCAATGGGCTTTTCACCATGCGCCAGCCGCCAATGTCACATGGCTTGGAGGCATTGCGTGTGGCAAAACGCGTGGCGTAGCGGCGTCGTACATGATAGACTGCTTGAGTATCCCGTATTTTAAGGCGCTCAATACATCAGTTACATCTGTGCAAGCCGAGCTGGCCTTTGAAATGGCCACAGAATGGGTTGAATCCAATGAACGTCTCGAACACCTTATTGACAACGTTTCCCTCCGTCCTTACCCACAGATTGACTTCAAGAATTACTCAAGCTGGATATTCAGAACCGCAGGTAAGGACGCACGCTTCATTAGAGGACAGGAGTTTGATCGTATCAATTACGATGAAGCTGGACTCGACTACGATGGAATATCGCTCAAAACTCTCCGTGGACGACTTAGAGGCATTAGACTCGATGGCAGTACTAGAGTGGCTAGACTCGACGTTACAACGAGCCCTACAGACGCCCCATGGCTTAGGGAACGTTTCTATAAGGGTGTTGCCGGTCACCATTCGGCGGAGCTGTCTCTCTACAACAGTATTAGATCAACCATTTACGAGAATACATTCCTCACCGAAGAGCAAGTCAGCCTTATGGAAGCAGATTACACCGACGAGATGGTCGATGTCGAGCTTCTAGGCGAGTTTCCGGACTATGGTATGACCACATTTCCACGCAGCCATGTTGATGCATGTACTTTCCAGGAGCTCAATGACTTGATGACCGAGGCTACACGTCCAGAGACTGGCAAGCCAAGGCCGGGCTGGAAAGAAGAGGTACATCCTCGCCATGGAATCACGCACTTTGAAACGCCTCCGGAGCTAGATGGAGTGTATCTTCTGGCCGGAGATCCTGGAACCGGCGATCCGCCAAAAAGAAACGCAGCGTGCGTTATCGTAATTCGGGTGGACCGCAAGCCATATAAGATGGTATACTTTGACTGGGTATACGGTCGTGGAGCGTACGCGCCCTTCCTATCCTCATTCAAATATGCGATCGACAAGTACAACCCTGTTTATAAAGGGATTGACACAACCGGTACCCAGAAATCCCTTGATGAACTAGCCTTTGAAAATGAAGGGATCATCGTAGACGGAATCAACTTTGCTAGCGATAAGCAGGCGCTTATTAACGCCCTTTCGATTGCCGTCACGAATCACTGGTTTCAATGGCCATTGATCAAGGGTCTTTTATTCCAGATGCGTCATTACCGACGCGATATGGATACCAAAAACAACAAGCAGCCGCAAGATATTGTGATGACTCTTGGTATTGCGGCCTTCCTAGCGCGCTACATGCCTGGAGAGATTAAGGAAGAGGCCCAGAGACGGCGTCCGCCAGGGCGCCTGTCACGCAAATTTAGATCTAAGCGCAGTAGACGAGCCAGAAGGTAACTATGTCTATTTATTCATACCGTTGTCCTAAGTGTAATAAGGTTTCCGACGTCGAAAAGTCGATGCTGGATCCACACCCAAAAGTATGTCCGGAGTGTGGCTACAAAGGAGTGCTTGGCCGCGTATTTGTGGCTCCAAGCATAACGTTTCGTGGGTCCGGGTTTCAGCAAACGGACAAGAGGCTCAACGAAATCACAGACCCCGAATACCAGCTAACGGAAGCTGAGCAGGTTGAGTACTATGACGAAAAACTCAGACATGGCGACGATCGCAAAGTTAGAGTCTTCACCTAATGGAGAACCAGGTGGGGAAAATTCGAATGTACGCAGATGGAAAAATTTACTACGTCTCTTCTTTGGCAGACGCCGTGTCAAAGACAATTTACGTGGGATGCATCCAATGCGCCCGTATGATCAAGGAAGGCGTTACAAAGTGTCCCAAGTGCGGACACGATCAAATCGCAAACAACGGAGGTAAGGCATAATGGCATCAGTTAAGATTGGGCCATACAACTACAGTATTGAAATAACCAATGCGCAAGACACAGATGGATTCGACAATGAGAGATGGGGCGACTGCAGAAGTGATAAGCTGCGAATCCGGATCCACGAGCAGGCAGATGGGGAAATAGCCACAGTTGTGCTTGTGCATGAAATGCTTCATGCGCTTGAGTATCTTATGGGGCAAGATTTAGGAGAGCCCGTCATACGCGCTCTGTCGCCACTACTCGTATGTGCCCTTGAAGACAATGGTGTTGATTTAACACCACTGGCTGATATTATCGGCGAGGCTCGCAAATAGTACCCTGGTGCTAATGGTTGCTTTTTAGCCCCAGACAGGCTATAATCAGGAGTTAGACATGGCTAAAAGTAAGAAATTGACGTTCGAAGAGAATGAACAGCTCGCTATTAAGGGAGCAATGTTCCAAGTTCTTAAGCTCAAGAGTGGCAATATGATGGTCCGCGCCATTGGCGGCTACGACATGGAGGGCAGTAAGATGGTATTGCGCCAGCCTCTGCTGGAGAAGAGCACACTCTCACGCAAGTCATCTGAAAAGATCGACGAATCCGAGGAGTAAACTATGGCGTCTTATGTTCACTGGCCTGAGTGGTCTGACCTCGGCGATATTAGCGGCGTTCAACAGAACTCTTGGGAATATCACGCTATGCAGCGGTTGCAGTACAGTAGGTATTTCACCGGTGCGATATTCGAAGAGCGTGTCCCACTAGAGGCAGGAATCGACACATCTGAACAAACTCCCCTGTTATATCCCGTGGGTGTGAACCTTGTAAAACTGCTGGCTTTTGCCCAGGCCGATGCTATTTTTGGCGAGTGGGAAGAAGACATCATCAGATTCCGTATCCGACAAGATGAGGACGAGTCCAAGAGTGGCGCCGAGGCCGTGAAGCTATGGGCACAGATCCTCACGGACAATAATGCACAATCTATGCTGCACCAGTGCGCAGTAGACCGCGAAGTATATGGCGGCACTGCCATTAAGGTTGCGCCAGATCTCATTTATCCTGGACATATCAAGCTCTCTAGAATCGACCTCAACTCATTCTTCCCTATATGGGATCCGGATGACGCGGACACCCTCCTGGAAGTTTATGTTTCCACTAAGATGACCAAGGAACAATGCAAGGCCAAGTATGGCTTTGATCCTGGCCCAGACAAGGACGAGGTGTGGAGAGTAGAGCACTGGACGCCTACCACATACGAGAATAGGATTGACGGCCGACGTATCGATGAATTCTCGGGCCTTAATCCATGGCGAATAGTTCCCTTTGTATATATACCACGCCTGCGATCGAATGAGTACTGGGGAGACGCCATTACACCTGAGATCATGCCAGTGCAGGACGAATTAAATATGCGGCTCGCCGATCTAGGCGATGCTATCAATTACAATGCCCACCCGATTCGATGGGGATTCAATATGCCAAGAACGTTCAATGGCGCTAACTTTCCTATCGGTCCTGAGTCCTTCTGGGATTTGGGGCGTGTGTTGGGCAATAACCCACCACCAACAGTAGGGTTGCTGGAAGCTCAAAATCCCGTTCCCGAGCCTGCTTTCAAGTTTGTAGAATTCATCTACGACTGGTCAAGAACTTCTGCCTTTGCTCCACCAATTGCTTTTGGTGAGGATACTGGCGGAGGGCAGCGGTCGGGCCGCACTCTGGAAATTAGAATGTGGCCGCTCCTACGAGCAACTCGTAGAAGTCGGGGCTATATGGCTAACGGTCTCAAGAGGATCATGCGCATTGCTGCGAAGATCTTCGAGCAGAAGAAGTTCCCAGGCATTTCGGAATGGGATATTCTACGCTCAGTGGACGGTACGGTCGTTCCAGATTTTTGGCCACTCATGCCGAAGGATCAACAGGCTCTTGTAGACGAGGTGGTTAAGCTACTCGCTTGCAGGCCTCCCGCGATCTCCCTGGATACAGCTCAGGTGCTTTTGGGTCGTGGCCCAGCTGAAGTAGAACGGATCATGACAATGATTCAGGATCCGGATATGAAAGAGTTTCTGATAGAAACTACTCAGCAAGGTACTCCTTCGAAGGCGGAGGCAGTATGATTATCAACCCCACAGAGGGTTACAAAGTAGCGTTTCCAACTGACGAGCACTATCCATTTCAGGACGAAGCAGCACGTCACATAGCGCTACAGATCACGCGGGACTTTTCGCCTGATCTACTGGTTTGTGGTTCGGATGCTATAGACTTTTACTCTATCAGCAAGTTTGACAAAGATCCCAAGCGTGCCTTTAATCTCCAGACGGAGATTGACTCTTGGAGAAGCGGGATGCGAGATTGGATCTCTGCAGCTCCCGACGCCCGAAGATTCTTTATTCCGGGCAATCACGAAGATAGATTGCGTCGTTACATTTGGCGCCATCCAGAAATGGCTGGGCTCGAGGTATTAAGCCTAAACAATCTTCTTGGATTCCGCTATCTGAATATTGAGTGCGAGGAGAGAGTCATCGGCGAAAACTATGGACAATCGGAGCTAGAGATTGGCCCGTTGGTTATCAAACATGGTACTGTGATACGAAAGCACAGTGCCTACACTGCTCGTGGAGAGATGGAGAAAGAGTTTTACCAAGTTCCAACTCTCTTCACCGGCCATACCCACAGAGGTGGAGTGCACTATGCCAACACGCGCAATGGCGTGGCCAGGGCCTTCGAATGCTTCTGTTTGTGTGATACTGATCCATCGTACGTAAATAGTCCAAATTGGCAACAAGGCCTTGTACTTGCGACAATTTATGGTACACTTATTCAAGTAGAGGCTATACCGTTCTTTAATGACGGTGGCCAGAAGCGCGCCATTTGGCGTGACTCCATCTACACGGCCTAAGGAGCGCCATATGTCACAAGCATCAAAAACTCCCTTTGGGCGACTAAACGAAAACGAGCGTAAGGAGCTCGAGTTTAGTATTCCAGCGATTGCTGATCTGGACCAAACCATTTCGACTGGTGGTCCGGATGCCGCTGAGGCGCAAGCCATCAGCGACAAAGTAGATGCTATACTAGCAGCACTTCGAGCCGTAGGACTACTGGCTTCATAAGCCTAACTAATGCAAGGAGGCATTAATGTCCGATCAAATTAAGCCGGGAGATGAAGCACCTGCTCCGGATCCTATTGTTCCGGAACCAGCGTCACCTCCCCCTGAGCCTACCCCTCAGGACCCGCCCAAGACGGACGATCCTTCTGAACCCATGGTGGAACAGAAGCGATTTACCGGGGCGATACAAAAGATACAGACGCTCACAGAAGAGCTACGCTCTAAAGACCAAGAAGCGGCGGCCTTGAATTCTCAACTCGAGCAACTCAAGACGCAACAGGCGGTCAAGGACGCAGAAGCTCAGGCTGGGTACGGTGAGCGGGACAAGAAACTTGAAGCTGCTTTACTGGAGAAAACTACGATTGAGGCCGAGGCCGCAACTCTGAAGAGCATGATGCGAAAGATTGAGATAGCGAAAGAGCTTGGACATCCCGAGCTTGTTGAGATTATCGACACTATTCCGACTTTCGATGACGAAGCTCTGCAAAAAAAGGCCATGGAAGATATCCTTGGGTTCTCCGAAAAGCGAGTTCAGGAGCGAGAGAAAAGCCTGCTTTCGGGTATTACTCCCGCCGTCTCGCCAACACCGGCACCTGGAGAGGTCCTACCTGCTACTAATGAGGCATGGACAGCATCCATCGAAGCCGAACCAGATCAAACCAAGCGCACTGTGCTATTTGACAAATGGTGGGACTGGCGACAGAAGAACGACCCGTCTAAACAAGGCTAATCGGCTCTGCTCCTATCTAAGGAGAAGCCGCAATGGCTGTATACGAAACCGGAGCAATGTGGTCAACGACCCACCCAAGTGGGCAGCGTGACTATTACGAACAAATGCTCCTTGAAACACTGCGAACGAAGTCAATCCTTGTTCCATTTACAACAATGAAGGAAGACTTTCGCGCACGTGACACCGGTACCATTATCTTCTCAGAAGTATATGATACCGACCCGAACTACAATGCTCTTTCCGAGACCGGAATCTGGCTAACAGGTTCGTACCTGGACAGCCGGACAGTTCAGATTGGTCTTGAGATTCACGGTGACGTGCTCAAGATCTCTGACTACAATGAGCTAGTAAACTTCTGGAATAACGGAGACCTTCGTGGTCTAGTCAAGGGAAAGCTAGGACAGAACCAGGTAGACTACCTGGACATTCTTGCTCGAAACGCTTTCCTCTCTGTTGATGACCGCTACAAGATCTTCACCGGAACAGCAAGCACCGATCGATTCGATGTCGCACAAGTCGACGTCTTCGATCCAGACCTAGCCGAACTTGTACGAGTTCACCTCGAGGAACGAGAAATCCCCGGCGTGGTACAGGTAGCCGACAGCCCAGGTCAAGTTGTTGTATGTGCAACAACCCCTCGTGTAATCTATGACATTCGAACCGATGCTGATTCAGATTGGCTAGAACTCCAAGAGTACGAACAAACGGGACGCAAGTTCACTGCTGAAGCAGGCATGTGGGCCGGCGTTCGTTTCATTCGAACTAACCGTCTAAAACTCTTCAACCACGGAACAGTAGCACTTGAAACTACAATCCCAACTGGCGGAGATACCGTTGTTGGCCAAGGCGCTTCGGCGACCGTTGACACTGTGTATACAGTAGGTCAGTCTGGCGCAACAGGCTACATCGAAGTAACCGACAGCACTGGGTTCTCAGTGGGTGATGTAGTAACAATCTGCGTAGGTGGCGATGACGGTGCTGGCGGGCACCCACCTGAGGAATCAGATGGTACCCAAGAAACACGTCGAATCGTTGCGGTAGACTCAGGAACAGCCAATACGCTGTCCTTTGATAAGCCGCTCCTAAAGCCTCACGATGCAGGCGCTTACGTAGTAAACGGCGTTGACATCAGCGCATCCATCTTCATGGGTGGACCGGCTGTTGTGTACGGTGTTGGCGAACGCCCACACCCAACAATGCCACCAAAGATCGACGACCTACAGATGGTCCAGAGATATGGATGGAGAGGTTTCCTCAAGATGCAGATCTATCGACCGGAATGGCTGGAAATCGTTGAATCTGGCGGTTCAGTAACATAATCGGAGGTTCGCATGAACTGGGGTGAAACGAAAGCTGATCTTCGCACATATCTTAGAGATACTGGTGCAACTCCCAGATGGACCGATAATGACCTGTACGTGTTCTGGACGGACGCTGTAAGGGACTACTCACTGTGGTTTCCTTTAGTGCCCGATAGAGTTGAACTCTCAGGAACTGGCACTGGTCCCTATACGCTTCCAGCTGACTTCATCAACGTTGTCTTTATTGAAGTGCCGGAGAACCGCTTTCTGGAAGAACGTATGCCGCGCCCCGGCGTGCGATATCCCTCCCAATCAGGTAGACCTTTTTATTGGTATCTGCTAGGGGGCAGCCTAATGCTAGACGTTGCCCCCTATGATGCCGAGGCAGTTCTGATGACGTATGCAGCAATGCATACGATACCAGACAATGTCAACGACGATACTAGTGACGTTACCATACCAGACGTTGACCACGAGCTGCCGCGACTCTACGTTGCTGCAAAGGTCTATGGCCAAATGCGCTCTCGACAGTCCGCTCTCGATCGCTTCAAAACACAGGTGTCTTCCGGCAATACGCGAGAAGATAACCCACTATCTCCAGAGGTTGCAAGTATCATGGATGAATATTACATGAAAATAGCCGAACGGATTGAAGGTGGAGCGGTTCGATTGAGCCGGCCTGGAAGGATGCGCTAATGACTGAGGGCATTGTCAACGAGATCATAACATACACCCGCGATCAGCTGGAGGCTGCTCTCATCACCAACATTGATGATAGCGACACAGCTCAGGCCGGTGTTGTCAAGGTCGGCCCGCTGCAAGGCGAGCCAGATCCCGACGTTGCTCGAATCTCAGTAGAGGTTCACCACAACGACCCAGAAAACATCGATGGGCAATGGCGGGACGTGGTTGCGATTGTGGAAATTGGCGGCACCGTAACATGGGTACGCCGGTTCACAATCAAGATCCGATGTCTGCTAGAGAACACTAGAGAAGGGCAAGCTGCTGCAATGGAAATCGCAGCTATTGTGAGAGACAGGGCAGAGCTGGCACTTCTTAAGGAGCTTTTTACAGGCATTGCCACCGATGACGAATATGTCAGTCGAGGACCAATGGCCACATCACTCAAATCCGATATGCTTCAGGGGGGTGGCCCTCCTGACTCATATGACTTTCACATCAAGATTTATTTTGATGTGTACACAACAAGAACAGGGGTTTACACATGACAGCTGCCGAACGATCATATCTAGGTATCGCCAAGCAGACAGCTAAGGGTAGCCCAAACTCTACTGACGCTGACTTTTCCTACTTCCTCTTCCGAGCTGGTGGGGTGGCACCGAACAACATGTTCCTGCCGCTTGACCAGGAAATCGGTGGCGGGGCTATGCTCCGCGATGTAGTAAAGGTCGGTATCACTAGTGGCGGAACGATGGATATCATCCCGCGTCCTACCAATCTTGGGAAACTACTTCTTGGCGCGATCGGAGAGGTTGCCAGCCCAGCTGACAACTCTGACGGATCATACTCACATGTATTCACCCTGCCAACGGATCAATTCAGTGCTCCGTACTGGACAGTAAGATCAGCACCTGGTGGAATTTGGGCCGAACAGCTCCAAGACTGCCGAGTGGCGGGACTTGTGCTCTCGTTTACAGGCGCGCGGTTTGTTGAAGGAGCAGCTACTTTTGTAGGTGGCCTCCCAACTCCAAACATCGACAGCACAGGCTGGGTAACAGCCTGGGCCGTGCCAACGTATCTTGACGCAGGACCACAGTTCCTGTCTCCAGTAACTGACATTGAACTACCAACGGGAACGGCTGCTAAAGTACTGAGTGGCGCAATTGCATTCGGTCTGCAGATCCCACTGGACGAACAGTTCATTGTTGGCTCATATTCTCCGGATGATTTCGCAATCAACCAGAGATCAGCCAGCATCACCTTGAATCTTAAGATAGATGATGTTGACCTATATGAGAAGATCATGTATGATCCCGCCGGTGCTGCAACAGCATGGACGGCAGAAGTATTCAAAGAGGGCGATATCAAGCTTGACCTGATCTCACCCGAGAACGCCGGCACAAGTACGGGTGGAGATACTCCGTACTCACTGACTTTTGACTTTGATACAACAGACGATAATATCGTTTGGTCTGCGGCTCCTATTGCCTTGCGGTCTGGTCGGCAGGTTGTAATGCAGGTGACTGGGACGGTTCTCAATAGTGAGAACGAACCGATCACTGCTACGTTAACTAACACTCAAAGTACTCAGTATTAATACTGGGCACTTAGGAGGCTTTAATTATGGCTGAAAAGAAATCACCGTTTGGTTCCTATGCAATTATCGAGAATATTCGATTTAACTTTGCAGACGAATCAGAATACTGGTGGGAGATCAAACCTCCCACAGCTGGCGATGAGCTTGCGCTTACTCGCTACATGAACACCGGAAAGGCAATCTACAACAAAGATGGAGGTATGGAGACAGAAGGTTCACCCTCCTGGCTTGACATACTTTTCTACGAGATTGCCCTCCTGTTTGGCGGCACTAACATTCCAGCGGATGCTGATAAGTCAGTTTCCGACGACGGAAAGCCATTTGTCTCAGAGAAATCAACCGCATCGGTCATTGAAGCCAAGCTAAAAACCATGCCGATGGAAATGGTTGCTGAGATCGCTGATAAAATCGCCGAACACGTTCCTGGGTGGGGCCCAAAAAACCCACTAAGCCGGGCGAATCAGGAAGAGGACTGAAAGAGAGATTCGGAGAGTTAGAGGACTACCTCAAGGATTACATTCTTGAGGAAAGCGATGACGATCCGATTCTCAATCAGTACATCTCCCTGGTCCGTTTAGAAGAAAAACTGGGAGTACCAGTCTTTACGGGTGGACTTCTAGACCGGCCGATCTTTTGGGAACGACATATCCGCCCTTGGATACTAGAAGGTTTCCAGGAGCTTCAATTGATCTCTGATCTGGCGAAGCCTCCTGTTTAACCCCAGCAGGGGGGAGCCGCCTCCCTCCCCCCTGTCACATCTCCTCAGGACACCCCATGACAGGATTTAAGAAAGATCCTCTACGTCCCACATCGGAAGAAGAGCGCCTTGACGAAGAATTTAGCAAGGGGCTTATTCAACATCATGAGCTACTGGGCAGAGAAGGAGTCAACACTGGCTATGCGTCAGCTGGACTCGTTCCTCCGGACCGTGTAACAGCAGAGCCTCGATCTACCCCGGCCCAACAATCCGTGTATGCTACAACAGACTATGGTATGGCCGGTGCTTATGCTGTCACTCGAACGCAGCAACATCTTGCTTCTGGGCGAGATGTGGTTCCGCGCGTTCATTACCAAGACGTGTCAACTGGCGCAACAAATTTATGGGCGACGCCGGGGCATCCTGAGAGCTATAAGGTGCCCGGCGAGTTTCAACGATACACGGGCGGGCTACCTGAACCTGCGCCAGGCCAGACGCGCATGTTTAAAGGCCTAGCCTGGGATTTAAGCACTGGCGCTCCAGCGGTTCCTGGCGGTCGTGTTGGTCCTGAAATGACACCTCCGGAACAAGCAATCCGACAGGCATTAGTGCAGCCCCCCACTGTACCAACCCCCAACCAAGCACTGGCCGATCGCCTGGGTGGCTTGCGGCCAGCTGCACCTCAAGAATTCCAGGGCGCAATTGAAAGTAGAGAGGCAACAGCACAGCGCGTAGGCGCTGGTATTTCTCGCGCCTTGGGCCTGCCATCAGAAAGTCTAAGCCTAGGCAACCTACAGTTTAGAGAAGACCCACAACGTGGCCTGATGCCAACCAAATACGTTGATCCAGAGACTGGTCAAATTAATGTTGAGTCTAGACATATTCAGGGTGCGCAACAGGCCCTACAAGCGACATATCAAGGCGTCATGAAGCAAGGCGCTGCGATGGATCCAAAGATGCTGTCTCAAAATCTCACGCGCGCATTGGGAGAGACAGCTCAGCAATATGTTAAGTCCGTAGAAGAAGAAGGCAAGAAGCTTGCTGGCGGAGATGCGGGTTCAGAGTTTGGTGCTCGCGCTGTAACCAACCGCGTACGACAGATGGTTGGCAAGATTGCATATGCCATTGTTGATCAAACCGAAAAGGCTCAGGGTGGCGCTGGCGGTGCAGACATACAGCGCGGCGCCCAGAGAATGGGATTCGAAGACCTGAAGCGCATGGCCGGTGGGGAGTTTGGGCCGGCCGCACAGGGAGCTGCACAGGCAGCCGTAGCACAGGTGGGTGGATGGGGGCAAGCCGCCGCAGGTGGCGTGTCCGGCGGTGGTCCAGGCACAGGAGCCGCGGCATTCTCAGTAGCTGGGGCCGGCGGATCTGGATATGTACCTGGCGGTGCGCTGGGCGGCGCAGGTGGCGATCGCGGTGGTGGCAGACGTGGTATGTGGGAAGGTCAGCTTGGTGGTTTAATGTATGGCGCGTATATTGCCAAGCGCTTCTGGAGTTATACGGGTGCTCCTGCCATGCGGGCAATGGAAGAATACGCCGGTGTGCAAGCAGGCCTAGAACCAATGATGACCGGTGAGGTTCCCCAAGGTGGGCCAGGCTCGTACGCGGCACAGAAGAGCATTGGACAATACATGCTTGGGCAGGGTGCATATAATATAGTTGGCGGCGCCATGGGATTGAGCTCGCAGGCCATGCAAGCACCCGGCATGGGCACCGCTGCTGCTGGTGCTGGATTGTTTGGCGGTGCGGCACTAGGCGCAAGAATTCTTGGTAGTTCTATGTCAGGAATGGGAGGATTTGCCGGTAGGGCAGGCGGATTTCTTAAGGGAGCCGCAGCTCCACTTGCCTTGGCTGGTGCTTCGGTCACCGCAATGCAGGTTGGCCAGGAGCTGTATGGCGCACAAACTGGTCGTGATGTTAATACATTTGGTATGATTGGCGCGGCGGGACAAACAGTAGCACGCACTCTTGGTGGTATCAGTGCCGGTGTGGGATATGGAGTATCCAGCCTATTGGGTCGAGAAGATGAGTATGCTGCACGTTTTGGGGAACACATGGAAACCTCTGCCTATGGCCAGTGGCTTGGCAGCGAGATGGGCGTCAAGCGGGTTGGATCTGGGATGGCGTCTGCGGGCCGTGTTGCTGAGATAGCTGGTCAGCTTAACGTGGCACCTGGTGATATTTCACAAACTTTGGCTGGCGCAATTGGCATGACTGGCGAACAGGGTCTTGAGGGTCAGAACCTAGGTCTTGTTACAACCATGAATAAGCTTATGCAGACACGTGGTGTTTCTGCCAGTGGCGCCACGGCATTGATGGGCGGGTACGCGGAAGCAGTGGGATATTTGCCGGGAGAGCAGGGATTTGGCCAGGCTGCCAATATGTTTGGTGGCATGGGAGTTGCACAGCAATCTCAAATGATGCAGGCAGCACAGAGACGCGCTGGACAGGCCGGACAGTTTAGACAAGTAATCAGTCGCGAGGCGGTTGGCGAAGTATCATTGCGCAGCATGATGGGAGCATTTGACACTCAACAGACTGGGCAAATTGCATTTGGCGGAGTATCAGGACTTGTTGCCGGTGGCATGGGTCAACAGCAGGCTCTGGCATTAGGTGTACAGGGCGGTATGGCCGTGGCTGGCGGACAGATGACCCAGAACCAGTTCCAAGGCGGCATGGGAATGGCTACCATGATGGGGGACTACATGGGGCCAAGCGCTGTAAGATCTGGTCAAATTATGCAAGCCTTTGGACAGATGGGACAGGGCCAGATGGATCTTGCCGGACGAATTGCTGGCGGTGACTTAGGCGCTATGTCCTTTGCCGCCAATACCGGCGCATTGCCTGGATTTGAGGGGATGGCGCTCACTGATCTATCTGGAGCTCCGACCCAGATGGGCAATTTACAGCAAGGTATGCTGAATCTTAATCAAGTAGCTGGCCAAATGGGTCTAGGCCCTGGCGGGCAGTATGCTGGTGCGCCGGGTATGGATAATCTAAGCCAATTTATGCAGTTGTACCAGGGCGCCGGTGGTGGCGGCGCTGGTATGGGAGCTGGCCTTCGTGGCATTGGTGTCAGTGAAACCATGTCCAGTTTCTTTGAGCAGAATCAAAACGCTGGCCTAACAGACTATCAAAGAGAATTCTCAGATAAACAATTTGGTAATCAGATGGCTGGCATTGGCGTTGGATTTGAGCGCATTGCTCTTCAGCGACAATTCCAGTATGGCGGTGGAGATTGGCGCAATCCATCAGCTGACTCACTGTGGGGCATTCAGGATCGAATGCGATCTCTGCAATGGCAGGGACAGCAGGCATCAGCCGCATTCTCCCTTGAGAGAATGGATGTTGGCAATCAGTTTGCCATGCAGCAGGAAGATTTATCTGGCCGGCGCATGGGAGCACAGCAGGACTACCAGCGATGGGGCATGGGATTCCAGCGAGCTGGCATGGATCTTTCTCGTCAGTTCACAATGGAGAACCGACAGTACCAAGATCAATTGCGCGGAATGTCAACTGCCTTCACAATGGAAGACTTCGATGAAAATATCCGGATGTCTTCCGGACGTCAACGACGCCAGATGGTTACTCAGAGGGAGCGATTCGTCTCTATGACGAACGTTCAAGATGAACAAACTGAGCGAGGACGTGAGCAACAAGAAGAGCTGTGGGCTCGTGAAGACGAACAGTTTGAAAAGAAACGTGAGTACATGGAGCAGACCATCGCTCTTGACGAAGAACAGTTCAATATGAATATAGAGCGTCGTGAGACTCTGTTCGAAATGGATCGTGGAGATCTCGAGCGCCGGATTGAACTAGCAGAGCAACTGCATGAGCTCCAAGACGAGCAGATGGAGAAGCAGCGCGAGTATGCCGTAGCTCAGATGGACTTGGCCGAAAAGGCCCTGGGCATTCAGGCAGCGTCGGCCATTGCACAAAAAGAGTACAATGACGACATGTTGATTGTACAACAGGACATTTTCGAGAAGATCTCTGGCGACATTTCCACTATTGCCCAGAATGATCCTATACCAATGTTGAATGCACTGACAGACATGGCTATAGCCATTAATAAGATGGGCACATTAGAGGCCAAGGCTCTTGAGGATCTGGCAAATACTGTTGGTGGTCTCAACTCGGGTGGTATACGCGTTCTAATTCGTGATCTACAAACACTAATGGCTACGTCAGGATATGGCGGATGAACAACTACGTAAGTTTTGACACACTCAAATACATTGCCCCACATCTGGCCTATGCTCCTATGCGTAACAAGCCTGCTACGGAGAGAATTACACTGTCCGGAGCGTCGGATGTTACCTATGGGCCGGGTGTAATTCTTGAATGGATTGGGCAATTAATAGCACCGGTCACACCAAACGATACCGGATGGGGAGATATCGATGACCTGCGAGACTCGCTCGAGAAGAGGGAGCCGCTTGCTCTCATCGATCATTACGGAGTGGCGTCAACTGTGTATGCATTTGGACCACACGGTGAAACCAGCTTTACTCCAATGTGGGACGCTGAATCCAATGAGTTTCGTGTCACGGTAAGATTTGTTGTGGATCAGGGCGGTGGTGCCCTGGTTCCATTGGCAACCCTTAATCTTGCCTCCTCCGTGAGTGAGTCGGCAGCGCTGGGAGGAGCAGTTACCACGCTGATGGACTCGCTTGTGGTAGCAAGCTCGCTAGAGTATATGTTTACCTCTCGACCAGTAATTCTCGAAGAGCTGTATGTCGTTTCATCAGCCAATATGGAAGGTGTTCCACAGGTTATGGTGATGGATACATTAAGCACAGTAAGCAGCGTTCCAGCAATGACGGTGACATAATGAGAGATATTCCTAGCGCATACATGGATCTGCTCCAGAATGTACGGCGTATTAGCACGCGCTTTTCGTTCCGTGATGAGCGACTCATATTCGAAAAGTTTCCGACACAGGAAACTAATCTACCAGCCCTAGAGGATGGTCTACGGTTTGATGCAGTCGGCCTGGCCGGCAATGGCATCTTCCGTGTTGCGCGTAACTCTGATGGCTATTTATGCTATCAGCATATCCCAAGCCCAACCACCACTCCGTGGCCTGACTGGGTTGTTACAGGCCATGTATTGTCAGACTGTAAGCCTGGTGTCGTAGACGTAAATGGAAATGCACAAATCATTGCATTGATGAACTTTGGTGGAGACGACAGCTTTGTACGTATGACATATGACGGTGCGCTATCAACGCCACAGCAACTCGATGCCATTCGTACCGATGACTTTACTATCGGCGGTGGGCCTGGCGAGTACAGTATTGCTGAGCATCAGGGCATGGCTATTGCGCCAGTTGATGAGGACGAGTTCTTTGTCCAGTTCTTCCCATACACCGAAGCCAGAAGCGTGAACTATGCCATCATTCAATACTGGCGAATCGTTGGTAATACAACATACTTCCATGAGTTCAAAGGTGGCGTGTACGGCGATATGACGCATGCGTTCAGCTTCGATGCTGTGCAGCTTAATGAATTTAATTATGTGTTTACAAGTGACAATGCTCTAGGTCGGCCGCTTATGTTTAAGATGCAGCAACTGTGGGCTCTGGATGCATACCAGCTAGGAGATTGGAGTGACGGATCACATATCCTGCCTATTGATATTCTTGATGACACGTCCTATCTAAAACTGGGCGCCGCCAGCATTATTGACAATAAGATTTGGATCACCGGAAGACTTAAGCGTGGTTCTAACATCGAGATGGAACTATACATGTATGGCGATGGCAACTTCTCCATTGGTCGCGATATGTACATTGGTAATTCAACGGAATTCCCAGCCAGCTACCCAGGAAAGATGGTGTACTCGGATGGATACATGTGGTTCTTGAGCTGGGGCGACTACGCCAAGGCGCCGGCTACCTATCTTGTTGGGCATGAGAACTTTGATAATTTATATGTAACCAGTGATGTGCTTAACCTATCTGTACAGCAACGCAAATCTAGCTCACTGGGCATTACAGCTCAACTAAGTTCAACTGCAGACCATGATGCCATTCGACGCAATAGTAGAGTGACGGTCGATGTTGGCTTACAAAATGACGCAGATGTATGGGAGTGGGCGCAGCTTGGTGTATTTGGCGTAGACGCTCTATCACGTGACTTCTTTGATTCTGGCAATTCACGAGGCATGGTTGGTAGAGGCATAGGTACCAAGCGTCTTGCTCAATGGAGCTCGGATGCCTTCTATGACTATTGGTCGCAGGCCAAACTGGCCGCCAATCCAGCTGATCTATCTGAAGTAATTAGAGTTTCTGGATTGTGGAGCACCGATGAAGATTTTGACGAGGATGCCCTTGAGGGTGGAACAGATCCAATTCGCTTGGATAGACTAAACGAGCAGGGAATTCTCTACACTACTGCCAAGTCGTCTAGGAACGGTCAGGTGGTGGCAAAGTTCTGGGTACCAGAGAATGCACTGCCTCCTCATAAGATGCATGGACGATATGGCGTCGGACTGAATTATTATAGAGAGAGTAGGGGACAGGCTGCGGAGCGTCTGACTAAGGAGTCCGAAGACGTTACGGATAACGAGTTTGGCGACAACGGTATTTTTGCTATGGTTGGCCCTGAAGAACACGAGGATAACGAGGGCGTTGCGCTCTATGTAGTTAAGGATAGCACCTGGCACAAGATCTATTCTGAGGCCTACGCCTATAATAAGAATAGATGGAACTGGCTGATGATGCACTTTAACGAGGGCTATATTACAGTACATAGTGCATCTACATATTACGAACCACTATACCCAAGTGAAGTCAATTGGGGTGAGCTCTTTGTACTTCGCTATGATACTGAATACACCAGTGGATCCTACTCTGAACCGTGGTTTAGAGATCAGCGCGGACGTGGTGCGATCGCCCTTCATAATATGTCGTCCTATTCCAACACTCCCGGATTTACCAGTACATCCACTGTGATACCGGTTGAGGACGTTAGTATATTTCCGACGTCGGATACTGTCATTGTAGATTCGGAGATTATTGACTATGATGCAAAGACTGCCGCTAGTCTATACCCTGGCGCCATGGATTGGGCCACCGGGCATACATATCTTGCCGCCACGCATGACAATCCCGACTGGCAGGATGTAAAGATTCACCATATTGACTGGGTTGAGGGAAATGCCGGGGAGGTTGCCGTAGGTAGTAGCAAGAACTATGCACTTCTAGTAACGCAGGCTTTTCAGGGCCCGTACGGTGAAGAGCGAATTGATCGCGTACGTGTTGTTATGAAGCGCGAGGGCATTCCAACTATGCCAGTGTATGCCGGCATTGTTAACGATGACTTCGATAATGGCGGCAACTTTATTAAAGGTATCGGTCGATTCGGAGCTCCTATTGTCAGCGCTATTTCTGCACCAGTTGCTGGCCACACAGTGCCAACAGAATACGACTGGGTAGAATTCGACTTTAGTAATGTTCCAGAACAGCTACGATGGCTGCACAAAGAATATCGAGAGAGTGGCAAGGGATTCTTCTTAATCATCACCACAATTCCCTGGTATCTGGTAAGTCTTGACTATGGATACAACAACTACACGGCCTGGGATTCATATGATGACGCATCGAATTATTACTGGGTAAAAATGGACGACACGGTTTCGGCCACAACTGGTGTGTGGCTGGGCTGGAGCGTCAATACATACTGGGATACGCCAACGCAGTATTTTGGTCGTGACTCAATGATGCCGTTTGAGCTTTACGGTATCGGAAACATTCCAAGCTTTGGGTACGAAATTTACATTGATGGACACGGCCCAAGCCCAGTTCTTAAGGACTACTACGATGGCATGGCTCTGGTTGTAACTGATGGGCCAGGCAAGGGCATGGTATTTGAGATATCAGATTATGACTGGAAAGCACCGGACCAGTGGGTGCCAAGTAGAACCTATCTACCTCCGGATGCTATCGAGGATCACATTGGCGATCTAGAACATGGTAGCTGGGTTGATGAAGATCTAAGTAGAATTTTTGTTCTACGTAATCCATACGGCTCTCTGGGTGAGGGGTCTATACTTGAGATTTATCCATCGCTAACTGTCTCGTTACGTGGTGCACAAGACACTACCGCTACATCACACGGAGCTGGCAAGGTGAGTATTTACTCTGACTTGTCTGTGGCTTGTCAAGAAGTGCGATATTACTCAGGCGAAGTGGACATGCGCCTTGAAGATATGGCTAAGGAATTGTGCGCCAAGGCCGGTGTACTAGAATTCTCCGCCGGCAAGGATTATTCTGGTGACTGGGACACTGCCACTGAAGAGATGGTTGAGTGGATGCCTGGCGAACGACGTCACTGTATTGTGAAGTTCGATCACCCTGGGTCAACACCCACTCTTTCCGAGATCGGAATTATCGCACGCGCAGATACAGCAGATTTAGCTACAGCTGAGCAATACTATAAGCTGGTGTATAAGAACTACGCGTCATTTTTGGCAATTGAGCTACAGATTCTACGACCCAGCGAGTCTGAAGCCGAGCTCATTGAAAACTTCCCAATCTTCTACTCGATCCCTCAAGGCACACTGACTATGTCTGTACAGCAAGACTCTTTTAGTGTGTGGCTAAATGATCGTCACATTGTCACGTTCCACGATGATGAGCTGGAGACTGGCGAATATATGGGTATGTACTCAAGTGGTTATACTAATGACATTACCAATATCGATTGGTCTGAACTGGATATCCGTACAGATAACTTTGTTTTGGACCTTGGGTCTAGAGGCGCCCAGCTCTTGAGTGGTTTAGTTGGACCAAAGAAAATTGTTTATCAGGATACATCAACCGGTGGAATTTACATGGAGCGAGTACGCACCATCGGAGACTATGAGTACGAGCTCGCCGACCTCACGGTAGAGGCTGGCCGCTCATCAAGTGACAGTGCATTAGTTAACCGTGTGCGTGCCGAAGGGGCCGAGATAGCCGAAGTAATTGATTGGACAAGCTTCCGGGAGGAAGGCAATCTATTCTTCTTGGTGAACGCCACCGAGGCCAATGATGAGTGGGAGACGGCCGCAGAGGGTACCTTTATTCTTGAGGATTCACAGGCCTCCATGGACGTACATTCCTTTATAGGCGCCGCAGACCCACGCGTAGAAACCAATGATATTATTAGAGCAAGAACGGTAGAGGGATATCACGATCTATCGGTAGATTCTATTGCCTATCGAATGACCATAAGCAATGATGCGGCGGTATTTGATATGCAAGTTGAGGGCAGAGATGCCAATTAATCAGAACATTCCAGAGACAGTCATTAGTGTGTTAGGTCAAACCAAGGATAAGCGCCCAACTGAGGCGATTGTTCATGGTATTGATGGTGGCCACGCGGACATCAGGCTGGACGACTCTGTATCTATCGTTCGTCATGTTGAAGTGATTGGCAATATTGACACCGTTAATGTTGGTGATACTGTCCAGATTGCATGGAAGGATGATGGGCGCCCTGTAGTGATGCTGATTGGGTCGGGTGGCCTTGCGTCAACCTCTGGTGCCACCGTGGTGCCCGACAACGTTACAATTGAGAATTCCAGCTTTGGACTTAGAGTCAAGAAGGGTGGTGTCTCGCGCGAGCATCTGTCATTCATGATTCCTGATGAGTTTGATGTAACAGACGCGCTTACACGTGCTGGGTGGACCGTAGATCAGACTACCGGTATCATTTCCAATACCGGCATTAGCATTTCTCCTGCCGGCGGACTCTCGCTGGGCAGCGGCAATGACATTGTCAAAATTTCTAGCGTTGGTTCTCCGGACGATCCCGCTAGCCCAGAAGATGACACTGAATACCGTCTCTGGGTGGGGCATGTGTATCCATACGCTGCTGGGTTTGCAGTCACCAAATACGGCGACATGATAGCTCGCAAGGGTGTAGTTGGTGGATGGAGCATAGCAAGCGATGGTCTTACTTCCGACACCGGAAACGCAGTATTGCATGCTGGAGCCAGACCGTACATTGGCCTTGGTGCCAGTGAGTTTGGGGACGATGGTTTCTGGGCCGGCAAGGATACCGACTATATTTACAAGGTGTCGATCGGATCGGCTGCCGCTGGTAGACTTACATATGACGGAACAGATTTAACGCTTGACAACCTCGATTTTAACATGTACAACGGATCGCTGTGGACCCTTGAGATCGCATCAGATGGTAACTTCACAATTGGTGCCGATATTGACGTAGTATCCAGTACCAGCATGAAGATCTTCACCACAGATCAAAGCTGGGACTCTGAGAGCTTCACCGCTGGCGATATTCTTATAGGGGATCACAGTGGTGCCCATATGTCGTGGGATCAGAGCGAGGGCCAGTTGCAGTTTAGAGACGGGTCTGTCACGGGCATCACGACACGTGCATATATTGATACCGATGGATCCATTATGTTTGGTAGCGGACAGGGCCGACTGGACGATAGTGGGTTTGTATTGGAGGCTTCGGGCAGCCGAGATGAAGAATACTATTGGAACTCTGTTAGCTGGGTAGATGGTCTTAGTACTACGGGCGAGACCCTGACCGGTCGTCTCTCTGGTGGCTTAGGGGAAATCTGGATCTATGTGCAGGGTACTACCAGTCGTGCAAGTATGGGCACTGATGCCGAGGCAGCCACTGGATGGACCGCTGCGGCATGGATGCAGGTCACCGGCAAAAATGGTGGTGAATTCTGGAACTGGGGTCACAACGAAGAGCTCGATGGTGTTAATATTAGCGGAGATCTCCAACACTGGGTATGGGCATCTCCATTCTCCAGCCCTCCGCAGGCTGGATTTGGACACCGAACCGCATGGTACTTGCAAGACGGAGCATCGTCAATGAATTATGCAGCGTTCATGGACGTTGTATGGGTTGAAGGCTGGGGCACTGCCGAGCCTGGCAGTGCGTTTAAGTTCTTTGTTTATCCTGATGCCGGCATGACAGAAATGTTCCGTATTGGCCCAATGGAGTCAACGGGCGAGGATCCATATGCTGCAGTAGTCAATCCCGAAGAGCACTCGGAGGGCAACTTTCTTGTAATGGGCGGCTCTGGCAAGCGGCTCATTGAAACAGACTCCAACGATGGATGGGTATCCCTGGGTGGAAACCGCACTCGCATTCAGCATGGCTCAGGTGTTACTCCGCCAACTGGAGCTGATTATGGTCTCCTGGTTGCATTGGCCGCTGACGATCTGTTGTACTGGATCGGCGCAGATGGTACATCTCACGATCTAACGGCATCCGCCGGTGGCGAGTGGACCCAGGAAACTGGATACTTGCGCCCGGATAATACTACAGAAACCATTGTGATCGGCGCTGCCGAGACTGTTCCGTTTGGCAACCAACTACTTATTAACGATGGCGATCCATACACTGGATGGTCTTCTCTCTCGTATGGCAACATTTATGTAAAAACTCCAGAGGGCTATAGTGGGCTCATCTTCGATCAGGGCGACGTCGATGCGTCATACAGTAAAATTCAGTGGAGATTTGGTTCAGGAATTACAGACAGTATTGAGGTATCGTCAGGCATAGGGACAGCATATGATCGCACCATGACGCTTTCATCTGGCTCTACGCACCTCAAACTAACCGCTGGCGGGTCTATAATTAGTCTTGGTGGTAACGGCACGCTAAATCTAACCAGCGGAAACGATGGCACGTGGACTTTCAACTATGAAGGAGACAACGTAGACTATTCGTTCCAGGGCGACACTAGCACCATTATGGAGATGGACGGTACTACCGAGAGAATGAGGGTATACAAGGAATTCATCATTCCGGAAATCAATACCCCCTCTGGCCCAAGTACTGGCGCACAAGTCGGTCATCTATATGGAAAGCCTGACGGTAAGATTTATTATGCGAACGACAGCAGCACAGAATACGATCTAACCGTTGCCGCTGCTGGCAGCGAGTGGACCGATGACGCCGGTGGATTCTTGTACCCAACCGAGATTGCCGACGCCGTAGTGATTGGAGCGACAGGTCATGGCGGTAATGCTTGGCTTGAGATCAATGGCGGTGGCTACGCCGGCTCCGGTGCCCCAATGGGCGTTTACGTGGCCACGAACGTTAGTGGCGTCAGTGTTAATGACCTGTATGGCTTTTATAATAATCCCGAGTGGTCCGACGCAACCAATACACTGGGTGATCTCTTTGGAGTTTATAACCGCCTTGGCGCTACGGCCGCTGGCGATATCACCAATGTGTATGGTTACTGGACACGCGTTGAGGTTAGCGACACCGATACGATTATTGCTAACTACTACGGACTCTATCTATCCGCCCCGTATTATTATGCTGGTGCGATTACCGCCTCGACTGGCATTTTGATTGAAGACGATACATCATCTGGAACCTTTGTTGCTATTGATGTTGAGGGTGGAGACATCCTATTTAACAGCGACCTAACCGACTCAGACTTCATAGTATATGGTGATGTTGCCGAAGTGTTTAGGGTCGATGCCGGTCTTGAAGTAGCACAGATTAGTACATGGCTCGAGCTCAAGGAAGTGGCCGCGCCTATCACTGGTGAGCCCGGCACAGGCTGGGGCGCTATATACTTCAAGTCAGATGGCAAAGTGTATGCCAAGAACGATGGTGGCACCGAGTATGATCTAACATCCGGAGTCGGCGGCGGAGAGTGGACCGAATCTGGCGGGTTTCTTACCCAGGGCACCGGCACCGATATTGTTCAAGTGCAGAACTGGATGGAGCTTGAGGAAGTAGCCGCTCCAGCCACTGGCGAACCCGGCACGGGCTTTGGAGCTCTGTACGCCATGACGGATGGGCATGTTCACTATAAGAATGACAGTGGTACAGAGTTTGATCTAACCGACACGACCGCCGGCAGCGGCGTTGATATTCTCGAAGTGCAAGTATTCATGTAAGGAGGCCTCATGGCCACGTATACTAAAGAACTACTAAGCGGATCAACCAATGGTCGTGCAATTTTGGTAGTGCCAACTGCTACTCTAGGCACAACCCTGCACACTGCAGTCGCGGGTACAGCAGC